AGTGCGTGTACTAAAATCTAGATACACAGGGGATGTTGGGCTTGCAACACACTTGTTTTACGACAAAGAAACCGGACGCTTATCAGAAGTAGATATAGATACTATGATTGATGAGTTTGGAGATGAAATATGACAGCTTACGTCTTTGACATTGAAGCAGATGGATTGCAGCCAACAAAGATTTTTTGTTTAGTTGCAATGGATACAGAAACCGGAAAGGTCTACGAGTATGGCCCTGACTGTATAGATAAAGGAGTTACACTTCTACAAAATGCGAACAAGCTAATCGGCCACAATATTTTAGGGTATGATATACCCGTAATTAAAAATCTTATGGGCGTTGATTTGGATAATGGAACCATAAAGATTGTGGATACTCTTGTGCTTTCTCGTTTGTTTAATCCAACGAGAGAAGGCGGTCACGGCCTTGAGGGGTGGGGATATAGATTACGCCACAGAAAGATTGAGTATGATAACTTTGAATACTATACGCCTGAGATGTTGAAGTATTGCAAGCAGGATGTGTCTCTTAACTACAAAGTTTATCGTCATCTTTCTCGTGCAGAAGCCAATGGCTTTAGTCCTAGAGCAATAAAACTAGAACACAATGTGTACCGTATTCTTAACGCACAACGTGAAAGAGGATTCAAGCTAGATCAACAATATGCGATGAGTCTTCTGGCAGAACTAAATGAAAAGATTGACAAAGCCGAAAAGCGTGTCCACAAAACATTCAAGCCACGCGAAACATTTATTACTCTGGTTCCAACACTGACCAAAGCAGGTAAGGTTTCTAAGATGGCGCAAGTCAAAGGCGAAACCAAGAAGGTCAGACTGTCTGATGAAGAGTATCAAAAAGCGTGTGAGAGTCCGAATGATAATCTTGTTCGTCGTGATTCTGAACCTTTTAACCTTGGTTCTCGCAAACAGATTGGAGAATATCTCGTGGAGTTTGGCTGGAAGCCTACAAAATTTACGCCCACGGGACAGCCAATTGTTGATGAAAAAGTATTATCGCAGATAAAAGATATACCTGAGGCTGCTGTCATCGCTGAGTATTTGATGCTGCAAAAGCGCATTGCTCAAATAAACTCTTGGTTTAAAGAGATGGAAGACGATGGACGCATCCACGGCTTTGTAAATACTAATGGCGCAGTAACAGGGCGCATGACACACAGTAGCCCCAACATGGCACAAGTCCCAAGCACAAGCAGTCCTTACGGCAAAGAGTGTCGAGAATGTTGGACAGTTGAAGATAACTACAGATTAGTAGGTATAGACGCCAGCGGCCTAGAGTTACGCATGTTGGCTCACTATATGGATGATGAGGATTTTACTTATGAGCTTCTCAACGGAGACATACACACAGCAAATCAAATGGCTGCAGGACTTGAATCAAGACCTCAGGCAAAAACTTTCATCTATGCCCTCTTATACGGCGCAGGAGATGCAAAGCTTGGGTCAGTGGTTGGAGGAGACGCAAACGATGGTGGACGACTTAGACAATCTTTCTTCGATAATCTCCCTGCATTTAAACATCTTAAAGACAGAGTATCAAGAGCGGCTAAGAGGGGCTACCTCAAAGGGCTAGACAAACGCAAGTTATTTGTTCGCTCTGAACACGCCGCACTAAATACTTTACTTCAAGGTGCTGGTGCTATTGTTATGAAGCAAGCGGTAGTCAACTTACAAGAAAGTATCAAAGACTTAGATGCACACTTTGTTGCTAACGTCCACGATGAATGGCAAATAGAAGCGCACAAAGATGTAGCAAACAAAGTAGGTGAGCTGGGTATTACTGCAATCGAACAAGCTGGTAAAGACTTTAACTTAAAATGTGAACTAACAGGAGAGTACAGTGTTGGAAACAACTGGGCTGATACACACTAAACTTAATCATACAGAGGTCAAAAAAGCCAAAGAACTAGCTAAAAATTTAGGGCACATAAAAAATTCTATCACTAAAGGACAAGGAAATGTTGCTGGATTCAGCGGCGAAATGATGGTAGCTAAGTTTTTAGGTGTTGATTTATTACATACTAAAGACTATGATATGCTTTACAACGACCTAAAAGTAGATGTGAAAACTAAACGAACTAACTATCCTCCTAAACCTAACTATGAATGCTCAATAGCAAAAACAAGTCTTCATCAAAACTGTGATCTTTATGTTTTTGTAAGAGTATTGCCTTCATTCGACGAGGGATGGATTCTCGGCTACAAGACAAAGACCGAATACTTTAAAGAAGCAAAGTTTTGGAAGAAAGGAGAAATAGATCCTTCTAATAACTGGAAAGTTTCCGTAGACTGTTATAATCTAGCTATATCTAGACTAAATCCTTTAAAAAACTTAAGGAGTTTATAATGCCGCAAGAAATAACGCACACTGAGGAAGAAGCTAGAAAATACAAAACAAACATCTTTGAAGAAAACGGAGAAAAGTTTTATCTTAATTCTGATGGGTGCAGACGGCGATTAGGGCCTATTATTAAGAAGAACAAAAAACGTATGTATGTAGACGGGAAATATATTCCTGCTTCACATCCGCTCCACAAGCCCGGAAGGTACAAAGGTTTTGAAGAAGCTGCGTTTAGCTCTTTACAAAACTATAAGTCTTCCAAAGAAGGTGAAGTATATATCATTACTAACCCTGCGTTTGAAGGATGGGTAAAGGTCGGAATGGCTGTAGATGCAGTGGACAGACTAAAAGGTTATCAAACCTCTAGCCCTTTTCGTGATTATGAGTTACAATACTTTTGCAAAGTAACTGATCGTCGAGCATCAGAGTCTCAAGCGCATAAGATACTTGCATTTAAGTTCAACCAACAAGGCGAATGGTTTCAATGCTCTATTGAAGAAGCCCGTCAAGTTATTAATCAAGTCAAACTGGAATCAGAATGAAAAATTTAGATACGCTTATTCAAGATATTTATTCTAATTTAGAAGGCCTTTCCACTGGGGAGTCTTTAAATATCTCTGAAGAAGAACTAGACTTAACCCTTTCACGTATGAAAGAAAGCATACTTGCTTGGTCACAACCACGAGACAGTGAGATGGGCTTTAGGCTTCGGATGTCTAACATCGGAAGACCTTTGCGGCAGCTGTGGTACGAAAGCAAAACAAGCTCACAGCCACATGTTGTCAGCGGCTCAACACAAATCAAATTTCTTTATGGACACATCCTAGAAGAAATAGTTTTGATGTTAGTTCGAATGGCAGGCCATGAAGTTACTTCAGAACAGAAAGAAGTAAACGTAGATGGTATACTAGGCCACATGGATTGCAAGATAGATGACCAAGTCGTTGACGTTAAGACAGCTTCAAGGTTTTCTTTTAATAAATTTAAAGATGGCTCACTGGTCAACAACGACCCCTTTGGGTATCTAGCACAGCTATCTGGCTATGAGACTGCTGAAAAAACAAACGAAGGCGGCTTTCTTGTTATTAACAAAGAGAGCGGTGAGTTGTGTTTGTTTCGGCCCGACGACCTTGAGAAGCCAAACGTAAAGGAAAAAATCGAGAAGGTCAAGGCAGCAATTGCCGTTGACAACCCGCCTGACAAATGTTATGCTCCTATAGCTGAAGGTAAAAAAGGTAATATGAAACTTCCTTCTGGGTGTGCCTATTGTCCTTACAAGTTTGAATGTCACTCAGACGCAAACGACGGTGAAGGCCTTAGAGCATTTAAATATTCTAACGGCCCCGTGTATTTTACTGAGGTCGTAGTAGAACCACGAGTCGAAGAGATTCTTTTATGAACAGAAAAACAATTAAACAAATTAACAAGCAAGTTGGACCTATTCTTGTTGCTTGGTTAAAAACTTTAGTCTCTGAAGAAGAAGCCAAGAAGATCACTTTAGATAATTACAAAGAACTTCTCCCTGATCAGACGCACGTTTTTGCCAACAACAAGTTTTTTCTTAGCACCTTTTCATCACGATGGGTGCGTAAAAAACTAAAGGCTTTGGTGGCTCGACAGCCCGATAAGCCTATTAACTCATACACTCTAGAAGATATTAAAGCTGAGATGCAGACATGGAAAATGATCAACAGGGACTTTTAGTTCCGCTTGAAGTAATTATCCTTGGATTTGCTGCGCACTTTACAAGCGGTAATGATGTTAACAGCGTAGAAGATGAAGCATTATTTGATTTACAAGCTGCTCTAGAGTTAGAAATAGAACGCAGAGGAGTAGTAATACATTGAGTAATTCACCAAAAATAAGAAAAGGATATCGCAAAAAGCGAGTTGCTAGGCCCAGAGAAAAAGATGTTGAGCCGGGCTATGACTCGCATTGGGAATATAAACTACACTCTGGTCCTCTATCGGACTGGGATATACACACAAAAAAGATTGACTACGTTGTCGAACACAC